GACTTGGGATTCGGGACGCTCTCGCTCTGGCCCTTGCGGCGCCCGAGGTCGCGGTACAGCGTCTTCTGCTGGTTGAGGTAGCCGCGCATCTCCGGGTTCGTGGGCAGCCGGAGCACGGCGGTCTTGGCGGGGCGAAGGATCTGGACCGGGAAACCGTTGATGGTCTCGCCGGTGGACGTTTCGATTTCAGGAAGTTCTCCGTACATGGTTGTCCTCTATTGGGATTTGGAATCAAAGAAGGCGGCGGGCCATCATCGGCCCGGAGGAGGTCTCCGGCCCGCCGCAAGCTTCAAGGGCCTACTGGGCGATGCCGGTGATACCGCACTTGCCCACGAACGTCAGAATCCCGTTCGTGGCGTTGTACTGCGGCGCGACCGTCACGGTGCACGCCACAATTCCATCGGCCTCGGTGTTCTCCACCACCTGGTAACTGATCTGCTGCCAGGTCCACTGCGCGGAATTGTTCGCATCGTAACTGACCGTCAGGACCGCCGTGCCGGTCGTCTGCGCTACCAGCTTGGTGTACTCGTCGGAACCGTTCACGAGCCGCACGGTGAAGGTAAGCGACGGCACGCGGGAGCCGATTTCCAGCCGGCCGCGGGTGGCATACCCGTTCTGAAGACCCGAGCCAGGGAAGAATCCCGCGCTGAGCATCAGGTTGTTCTTCCAGGCGATGGACCCGGAGAGAATCCGCTTGTTGGAGACGTAGTCCACGCCGTTGATGGTGAGCGCCATGCTCTGCGCGAGCATGTGCTTCTCGGTTTGCAGCGCCGGAACCACCACGCCACTCGGTTGCGTCAGCAGGCCGGAGCCAGCCCAGTTGACCAGGCACTTGCTCGACGCGCGCCCAGGGCCGTAGCTGAACTGGTACGTCACATCCTCAATGGCGCAACCGACGTACATATTGTCGATGGCGCTGCCGCCGCCCTCGGGCACCTGCTCGATGACCGAGAAGTAAGGCAACTCCAGCCCGGTCGCCGGATTGATGGGCACCACGGTCAGGATGAAGTTCGGGGTAGCCCCGCTCTCCACCACGCTGCCGAGGGCATACGCCCAGGCCCACGCGGTGAACTCCGCGCTGGCGTACTTCTCGATGCGGTTGGCGACGTCGTAACTCACCGGGTAGACCGCGCTGATGAACTCGTTCCCTTTGCCGATTTCCGCCGCATCATTCTCCGTGACCGCATGCGGGCTCGTGAGCGTCGTGTCGATCTTTTTGAACCTCAGGAAGGTGGCGCTTGCGGTAGCGATGTTGGCCTGTTTGTTTTTCCCCAGGCCGAGGATTAGACCCTGTACTCTTGCAGACATGGTTTACTCTTCCTTGGCCGGGTTTGCCGGCATGAACTTCTGGTACCCCTGAATCATCAGGGGCGTGAGGCTCTCCGGCGTAGCTTCGACTTCCTGAACATCGCCGGTGAGCGGATGGCGCAGCGTCACCCAATCGGTGACGTTGTGCGGGTGGTGAGCGTGCTGCGGATCTTCCAATTTAGTTATCTCCGATCTCAGGGATGATAAAGACGGCTTTGAAACGGTCGACCAGATCCTCGTCGAGGGCATGATCGATGCTCGGGGTGTCCATAATGTCCAGGCCGTCGGCAATCTGGATATTGCGAATGTTCGGTCCAGTGGCTGCGCCGGTCACAGCGGTCGCGCCGTTGCAGGTGAGCGCCCACAAGTCCTCGTACCCGACAGGAACAGCCAGGCCCGCCGCGTTGCCCATGCGGTAGTAAATCCCCCACCGGTGCTTCCAGATGGTCTGGCCGTCGAAGTTGCCGCCCTTGCTTCCCTCCCAGGCCACCAGCATCGACGGCGCGGGCATTCCGTAGACCGCCTCGGCGAGACGGTGATCCTGGCCCAGCAGGTAATGGAACGCGGTGATCCGAACGACCGGGGCGCCGGTGACGTCCAGCACCGTCATGGCGGCGGCCAGGTCCGCAATCGTTTTCAGCGTGGTCACAATAGCGTCGGTGACCGCCGAGGTGTTCAACATTAGGAAATCCTCAGTTTGAGAACCGCGCCGCCCTGCGTGTCCACATCCAGGTCGGCTACAACGTACGCAACGCCGTTGATCGCGATGGCATCGCCGTGCTGCGGCTCCGGCGTGATGGCCGCGAATTGCACGAACAAGCGAACGACCGACGCGCCCAGGATGCTCCCAGGCAGACTGTCCTCCCCCATCGCTGGCTTCTGGATGATTCCGGTGATCTGCTGCGCGCCGGAACCATCCTGCGGAGTGAAGGTCACCGGAATGCCGAACGCAGCCAGCACGGCCGCGTTCAGCATCCCAAAGTGTGCGCCGAATGCGCTCATGGCGTTGGGCTAGGCCGACGCGATGGCGTAGAGTACCCAGGCCTCAATCACACCAGCCGTCAACGGGCCGGTCGCAACCACAATCGAGGGTTTGCCATCCGCCGTCATCTTGAACGGGGCGGCCTCGCACGCCGGAGCTACCACCGCGTCCAAGCCGAGGGCCGCCTTGCCGGTCGCGCCCAGGATGGAGCCCGCGCCCGATCCGGCGCTAGTGGTAATCGCCACCGTCGCCGCACCGGCAGCGGTAACAGCGGTTGTGGCATTCACCACGCCGCCGAAGACCACCGCGTTGTTGGGGATGGTGTCGCTGTTGGCCGGCGTGCAGGTGGCCCCGCCGTCGACCGCAAAGTCGAACAGCATGTGCGCGACCTTGACGCCGTTGACCTGGCCAGAGAAGCCAGGCACGCCCAGCAGCCTGGCGCGCACAGTGGATGCGCCCGTCACGGCGGCGATCTCACACTGGCCGATCACGAGATTGCCGCCCACGGTGGACGTGGCCACCTTGTTCACGTCGTCCCAGTAGATGAGATCGCCCTGCGCGAAGACGCTGGCGTCCTTCGCGAGGTCGTAGACTCCCACCACATCGCACTCGACCGTGGCGGTCGCCAGTGTGTCGTTGGCGGCCACGGCGAAGATGTTGCCCACCTTGAAACCACCCCCGGACAGCACGTTGTAAGGCGCGATCAGCGTGAGATTGCGCCCGCTCTTAATGAAGTTCGTCATTCGGTTCTCTCCCGGATTCTGGTTGCGGGCCGGCCCCTTTCGGAACCGGCCCAGTTGCCCTTGGTTGCGACTCGCAGCGACCTACAGCGTGTTCTTGGCGAGGCCGCGGTAGTCGATGGCGGCAGCCGCGAAGTCCAACCGCGCCTTGATCTCCACGCCGTCCACATCGAAGCCCTGGCGAGTCTCGATGAAGATACCCTGCTGCCCTTCCAGGTAGCAGTACTCGATGGTGTCCATCTGCGACGGATCGCAGGACAGGAACCAGGTGGTCGCGCTCGCCGCGTCGAGACGGCCCTCGACGACCTTCACGAGGGACTGAATCCAGGTGGGCACAACGCCGGTCACGGTGCTCGCGGCCAGGTTGATCGGCCAGATCAACTGATCGGCGGTCTGTTCGAGCGCCGCCGGCACGATCAGGTACCGGGGCTGCAGGTTGAGGATCGTCCCCTTCGGAGCCTTCTGCACGCGGAACGCGGCGCGCGCGGTTCCCAACGCCGGACCGGCCAGAGCATTGGTGGCGTTCAGGTTCTTGTGGTTCGCGTGGAACAGCGCAACGCCATCGGCCATGTTCGGGTTCCCGATGATCACGGCCCACACGGTGTCGCTCTCCAACTGCGCGGCCGCCTGGCCGAGGCCGGCGGGGACGCGGGTCAAAGCCTGGAGATCGTCGTTGATGATCACCTTGCGCGTGATCGCCACGATCTCGCCGAAGGTAGCCAGCGAGTAGGTCTCCTTGGAGTCCGACAGCGCCGTGCGATGGAACTCGCCCTTCTCGTTCACCAGAGGCAACGTCGGAACGTCGCTCAACTGCACCCGGTTAATGGGCTTGAAGTCCGTGGCCGACACCTGGCGGCAGAACGGCAGGAACGTGCGGGGCGCGGCCAGGTAGGCCTGGCGCAGGGTCTTGTTGGCGACGTTCGCCAGGATGTTGGGAAAGTCGCTGATGGTTGCCATGCCGCCGCCATCGAAATACTCGGCGGCGCCGAACCGCCCCTGCAGCGCCACCCGCGCGATCTCGTTGCGGGTCATGCCGCGCGTCTTCACGCCGGCAGCTTCCAGGCACTCGCGCGCCACATCGATCAAGGTCAGGCCGGCGTAGTCGCGCCCGGACTCCTGCAGCGTCGCATCGCCGGGGTTGCCCCGGAACAAGATGGACGCCTCCAAGCCGACGCGCATCTTGTCGCGCTGGTCGGCGGTCATGGTCACGCCTCCGTTCTCCCCGACCTGAGGGTGCTCCTTGGACCGCGCCGCCAGCTTTGCCAGCATGCTGGCGTGGGCGACTTCGAGCGTGACGCCCTCGTCGATCAGGCCGACCACAAACTTCTCCTCGAACTTGTGCGGCGCGGCGGCCAGGCGAATCGCGCCAGCGCGCTCTCGCTCGATCCGGACCGCTTCCTTTGCCCCCTCGTCGCGCGCCGCGGCGAGGGCCACTTCCGTCTGACGGGCTTCTTCGCCCGCTACCTGCTCGTTCTGTTCCGTCATTGCAGGATGCTCCTCTTGGGCAGATGCCCGTTGCAGTTCAACTACATTCGGTTGCGCCGGCGACGATATTGCCGCCGACATGAAAGTCGTGTTCGCGTCGCCGGGCACCGGCACCAGAGAGATCTCGAACGGCTCCCAGTCGACGGCGGTGAATTCCTTGCGCTCCTGGCCCTTGGGAGTGGTGTCCACCTTCCGGTAAATCCACATGCCAGGACTGAGGTTCTGAATGATGCCGCCCTTTACGTCGTTCCAGATGGGCGTCACTGCATCGCGTTTGCTGAACTGGATCGTGGCAACGCCCGTGCCGTTCTTGGCCCAGGCCTTCCGCACCACACCCAGTTGATCCGCGACGCCGTACGCGGCGTGCGAGTCGAGCACGGGACCGCCGTTGTTCAGGCGATCCAGGCGGCAGCCCGCCATATCGAGGACGAGGTCGTACTGCTCGCCCGTGCGCCAATCCATCCTGGGCACTTTGGCGCCCGCGTACCAGACCGCGTCGATGCTTCGAACGTCGTCGTCGGCCGACGCAGGCGCGAACGTCACCGCCGTGGCGAACCGCTCAACCTGGAACTCTTCCGCCGCGGCAATCACCGCCGCCGGCTGAGCAGTATCCGGCGCTGTTCCCGCAATCTCTTCGGGCATAATATGACTCCCTCTGTCGCTGTTTGGATTACGACCTGTAGCTTCTCGTAGGCGAATCCCACTGCCTGCCGGAATACTCGGCAGACGCCTTCGCCGTGCTCCGCTTGGGAGGCGCTGCGACGGGATTCTTCTCCCCGCTGTCGGTGGGCTGCTCGACGCCCTTGTCGTTCACATTACGCGGATCGCAGTCCAGGATTATCTCCAGCGAATCGAGCAGATCGTTCATCCGCTTGATCTCCTGCAACTGCTTGTCTGGGTCGTAGCCGTTCTGCGCAATCGCCTCCGAGAGCGTCAACGTGCCGGTCCGGATGCGCTTCAACTCGGCCAAGGCGTCTTTGAGCGGGTCCACGCTCTCGAACTTCGGCGCGGTCCACTGGACGCCGTAGGCCGGCGCGGGTATCGCGCCCGTCAGGACCAGCGTGTCGATGAACCGACGCCACGTTGGGCGGCAGAACATCGGGATCAAGGTCAGCCACCGGAAACCATCGATGGCGTTTCGGAAGCCCAGCATGCCGGCGCGGTACGACGAGTAGTTCACGTTCGACAGATCGCCGGAGAGCAGCTCATACGGTACGTCCACGCCCGCGCCCACTCCCTGCAGTTCGGTCATCAAGTACTCGCGGTAGCCGCCGGTCGCGCCAGGCGTGTTGAACTTGATGTCCTCTCCAGGTTTCAAGTACTCGATCATGCCGGGGTACATCCGCTCCAGCACGTTGCCCGTCTTCGGGTCGGTGGAGACCGCGCCGATTGGGCCTGTCGAACCATCCGGCCGCACCACAATTCCCGCCAGACACGCCTCCGTCTTCTTCCGCATGCGTTCGGCGTCGCGGTAATCGTCCAGGTCGCGCAACGCCAGCATCACCGGCGCCAGCCACGGCACCCCGCGCACCTGGCCGGGCCGCAGGATGCAGTACTGATGCATGACCTCGGAGGCCGGCACCGGCTGGCTCAAGATCCCGCCGCGCGGGTTCAGCATGTAGACCCCGCCCGGATGGTAGTTGTAAAGCCAGTAGGCTTCCCGCTGCCCGATCATATTGAACTGCACGCCCTGGATGATGTGCCCGTTGGCCACGCTCATCGTGCGCGCAATGTCGAGAAAGTCGCCTTCCAGCACGTGCAACTGGAGCGGCACGCGGAAGTTGTCGCCGGCGAGCCGCTGGCGGAATCTGACGATGCCATCGCCGCTCTCGGCGGTGGTCCGCACAATGAGCGCCTGCATGCCGTAGAAATCCAATTGCCCGCCAGGATCGCAGTTCTCCGCGAAGTAGGGCCACTCGCCGTCGATGATCTTGTCGAGCGCGGGAGTGCCGGTCTTCGCCTGGGGAACAATGCCCGTGCCCACGGCGTTGCCTACCAGTTCCGTGATAGCTTTGCTCGCATAGGGATTGTTGCGCAGCAGGTCGCGCGAGCGGTCGCGGAGGTTAATCAGCGATGCGCCCACCTCGGTGTTGGCGTCGCCTGCCGAAGCCACCCATCCCTCTCCCCGGCGCCCGGTCTTCGCGCCGTCGTAAGCGAAGCTCTCAGTGGCATGCCGGAAACGGGCGCGGCGAAAGGCCCACTCCGGGGAGAAGTAACCGATTGCTTTGTCGAGAGAGTTCATTTAATCCCTGCTGTGGGTCGCCAGGTGGAACCTGGGAGCCACGATGCCCGCCGCGTTGGCGATCTGCACATCGAGATCCGCCAGCGCCTTCCGCATTTCGTCCACGCTGCCGTACTCGACCGAGCGGTCCGTGAACTGCACACGCCGCACGCCGCTGAAGATGGCGCGCTGCAGCGTGTCCCTCGCGCTTTGAAGTTCCGTGGGTTGGATCATTTGAACCAGTCCTTGCCGCCCACGGACGGCGCGCCTCGCCGGTCCCGTCCCCAATACGCATCAAGGGGCCGACTGGCGCGCGGCGTCTCCGTTGGGGCGTTCCCCTCGAGCGCCGCCCAATCCGCCTCCGAGAGCGAATCGAGGCCGCAGATGGCCGCCGCCGCCCGGCACAGCACCGCCAGATCCAGCGGTTCGTTCCTGACCGACTTGTCCGGTATCCACTCGACCTTGCCGTTCGCCCGGATGATCCGCGACTCCGAACACAGACCGCGATAGAAGTCCTGATCCCCGTAGGCGTAGTGCTGGTAGCCGGGCGGGAATGTTCCATCGTCGGGCAGCGTGATCCGCAGCCAGTCGTAGAACTCCTGCTTCGCCCAGTGCGTGCCGATGTGCCAGATGCGCACGTTCTGCCGCTTGCGTGCCGCGTCCGTAGGCGACACCCGCGCGATCAGCTTCAAGAAGTCCGGCGTGCCCTTGGTGGGGACCACCGTCCGTTGCGCATACACCCTGTCGCCAGCCGGGCCATGGGCCGGCTGTGGGTGGCGCGCCGCGAAGTCGTAAACCATCTGCGGCCGGAACCCGGTGTCGATGGCCATCGCCATGATCGGCATCGTCCCGCCCGCCGCGCGCGGCCATTCCGCGGCCAACAGCAGTTCCAGTTCCTGCCAGACCTCCGGCGAGGACGTCTTGAGCGCCTGGCCGGCGGCGTCCGGAACCTGGATCACCCTGTAGTCCACCGACCAGGATTCCTTGCCGCGTCCGTAAGCCTTGACCTCGACCTCCAGCCGGTCGTCCTGCACGTCCACGCCGGCCACCAGCAGCGACGCCTGCGCCGGCACCGTGCCCAATGGGTACTCCTCGCGCCGCAGGTAGATCTTCTCCCAGTCCGGCGCCGACCCGCGCTCTACCCAAAGTTCCGCCAGGACCGTGTTCAGGAACCCTTTGAGCGTCTCCACCGACTGGTGCGCAACGTCGAACTCCGACGCGATGATCCCCCACCCGCGCTTCGGAGAGATCAACTGCGTGACGCAGAAGCCGGGGATCGGCGACCCCGGATTCTGCGCGCGGT